CCCTCTTTGTAGGAGAACCCAGTGACAGTCACGAAGTTACCCGACCGAAGACCGTGTGGTGTGCTGGTTATGATCTTTGCCGTGTTACTAGCATCACGTGCGTACGAGGCAGTGGTCTTCGCAGTGAACACCGCAGGCGTGGTGGTTAGCTTAGACGTATCCTCTGGCAGAGGAAGCCCAAGATCGTAGTACCCACCTACAGTTGGATATGGACCTACACCTGCCGTAGCAAGCGCATAGTTACTTACCTTTGGCGCACCGTCGCCCGAGTAGTAGAACCGCTGCTCGTCTTCAGATGTCGCAGACGCTACAACGATGTCTACGTTGGTAAGCCACGAAAGCCACTTCAAACTGTCAGTGCCGGGATCACGCAGTCCGTACAGCGTCTTGATCGTACCAGTGCGGTTCGTGTTCGCTGCAACTACGGGGATCGGGTAGGGGATCAAATCACCTGAGTACAACTTGCAGTTGGTGGCGATCTGCGCAGTAGCTTCTGGCAGAAGCTCTGGAGATATCTTGGGAGCTTTCCCAAGAAAGTTGGTGATCTTTACCCCAGCCATCAGTTAATCAACTCAAAGTGCGGAGCGTCGATGAAGGGGCGCTTGCCCTGTCGCCTGCGACTATCGATGTAGTAGTTCATAGCCGTCTCCATCGGACCCGTCCAGACACGTATATCTGGAATGATCCATGCGGCACCCCAACGGATGCCGACATTTTGTTCTACGGCTGCTTCGCGCATGGCGTGGGCGATATCATCATAGAGAGACAACTCCCACGACCCTCGCCCGTTGATATACGCCATAAGGTCAACAGCTTTGCCCGTCAGGTGTTTCGAGTCCATCGTCTGACTAGCTCCAGCGGCGACTAACTCGCGCTGTTTCTCCTCAGTACGAAGTCCTTCGATCACTCCGAAGTCTACTTTGGTCAGCGATATAGCCCGCATAACGACACGAACAAGGGTGTCGTCAACATCAGACAGACGCTCGATAGACTTCTGCGACAACCGAAACACCATATGGCTATCACCGAACAGGAGCCACGGTCATAACGCGCAGTACCGCGCCGACCACGGAGATAGCGATCATTGCCGGGCCGGGCGGAATCGTGCCCGGAGCCGCAGCCTCAAACGCACCAAGGCCAGCCACAAGGGCGTTAAACCACAGAGTCTTCGACTTAAACGGACGCTTCTTGTCCATATGAACCTCTACGGGGTGGTGTTGTAAACAACGATGCCAAAACCAAGGCTTGTAGCTACGGGATTGGTCCCGTTGCTCCAGATCCTGACTTGAATAACGGTGGTACTCGTTACATCACAGCTAGCAGTATAGGAAGCCGTGGTGCTGCCATTATGGTCTGCAGTAGCAATCGGTACAATGTTCGTCTGGTCTGCGATTGCAGTAGACAGAGTTACGTTGTAGATACCCGTCCCGCCACTAGCAACGCTAGCAAAGCCAATAGCTCCAGCAGACAGTGCTGCACCAGCAGTGACTCGCCCTACCGCATGGATAATGTTCGCGCCTGAAGATGCGAATGACGCACCTACTTCCTGCAATGCACCTTCGACATTTGTGCTGGTGTAGTAATTACCAATGTCAGTGATCTTCGTGGTGCTAGCCTGTGCGGCTTCTTGAAGCGCAGCTTCGACAGTCGAGCCAGTATAGTAGTTCCCGGCATCCGCAATAGTGATCGCTGCTGCGTTAGGCGTGGGGCCAATAGCCGCTACAGACGCCCCGATCTCCTGCAGTGCTGCTTCGACCGTAGCACCGGAATAGTAGTTGCCAGCGTCGGTGATCTTGGTAGTGCTAGCCTGCGCGGCTTCTTGCAGTGCTGCGTTTACGGTGGACCCGGCGTAGTAGTTACCCGGATCGGTAATGATGATAGTGCCCGCTTGCGCTGCTTCTTGGAGTGCGCCTTCGACATTCGTACTGGTGTAGTAGCCACCAGAGTCGGCTATATCCATATTAGAAGCCTGAGCGGCTTCCTGAAGTGCAGCTTCCACATTGGTGGCGGCGTAGTAGTTACCGGCGTCGGTGATAGTGATCTTGCTGGCTGCCGTGATCTCTTGAAGCGCAGCCTCGACGTTGGTCGCCGTGTAGAAGTTACCAGCATCGGTTATGCGGATCTTGCTAGCTGCAGTAACTTCCTGCAGTGCAGCCTCGACATCAGTCGCCGCATAGTACCCACCGGCATCAGCTACGGTAATGTCAGATGCAGCAAGCGAGGTAACGATAGAGTCAGCTACTGCATCTTCTACAGTGGCTGCATTTACACGCATCTCAAGTTTTGTGCCTGCAGCAAACGAGTACGCAGTGCTTCCGTCTTGGGCACGAACTATCGTAAGCGTGTCGCTTACTCGGGCCGTCGCCTTGATTACTTCCGTTTCACCGTTAGTTGCCACAAGAGTGGCGTAGAAATACTCGCCAGCCGACAGCGTAGGGAAGTTAGCTCCATCACCAGTCTCAAGCGCAAGACCAACGTCGGACGCACTAATCGGCGTCGAGAGATATCCGATAGCGTTGTTCTTGAGTAAAACGGTCATATCAGTACTTCCCTTTCTTAACCATGCCACCCTTCTTGTACATCTCGGCTTTCTCCGCTTTGGCACCGGGCTTCATCATGCACTTGCCAGCAGACTTGCACTTGGCGGGGGAGGAGCATTTAGCGCAGGGCTTAAATGACGCAGCCATAAAGTTCTCCTAGCAGTTCCAAGCCCGAAGGCTTTTGTTGATACGGGAATTCGGATCGTTCGCCGTCTTGGCACTCGTAAGTTTCTTCTTCATACCCTTCATGCGGGCACAGAAAGAATCCCTACGCGGGCCACCCTCAGGCTGTGGGGCTTTCAGTCCGGGCTTACCGGGGTTCGCCTTGTTGTAGGAAGCGCGACCCTTGGCGTTCAGTCCGCCTTCGGGGTTCTTACCTTCCTTACGAGTCCATGCAGGTGTCTTAGCCATGTGCTTATCCTATACGAACTGCAGTCAGTATGACCGAGGGTATCGCCGGTCTAACATATGGAGACGAGATAGATGCAAAGTTCTCTAGCGTAACTGCCGCGTTATCAGGTGCCCAATAGCACTCGATGTACTGCCCAGCAGTAACGGATTCCAGTATCTCTACTGCTGCCAGAATCGCGCCGCCGTCCGCTGACTTTGGTATAGCTATCTTAGACGCAGACGCAGTTATGTCTGTTCCGTTCTTCCGAAACCAGAAGAACGCTGTGCGGTCTGCGGTGTCCGAGTTAGCAAACTGCAGCGTCACCATGATGCGGTATATACCCGCAGCCGCTAGCGTAATCTGACTGCTAGACACCAGCGTAATGCCAGCGTTGTGCCCCGCTGAGTCCGTAAACGTAATCGCTGTGGCTGTATCTGCCGTGGTGCTTTGGTCTGCAGTAGACCAGAACTCGCCGTGCGCGAGTCCAGTTAGCGTGTTATAGGGGACAGTTCCGGCAGTAACAGCGATTTTGCTGATGTTCACCGATCCCGTACCCTTGGGGGTCAGCGTAAGATCGATATTGGCGTCTGTACCGTCAGCGGCCAGTGTAGCACCGGCAAGATTACATCCTGCCGCAGCGTTTCCGGTTGCTAGTGTAGTAGCTTCGACCAGTGCCATACCACTGAACGAGCCGCTGAACGTAACCCCGCTAACAGTGCCGCCAGTGATAGCAACCGCCGAGGCAGCCTGAGTGGCCATCGTGCCGAGGCCGAGGTTTGTCCTAGCATTAGCCGCAGTAGAAGCTCCTGTGCCGCCATCTGCGATAGCTAGATCAGTGATACCCGTAATGGTGCCGCCCGTGATGGCGGCATTGCCAATAGCTACAGTACCCGTCCCGTTAGGTGCGAGGTTCAGGTTACCGTTGGTGTCCGTCGTAGAAACCGTGTTGCCGTCTAGCTTTATGTTGTCTACAGACACAGCTAGCGTGCTGACGTTGAGCGCAGTAGCCGTACCCGTACCGCTATAGACTGACTTGAGGGTAGCGTCAGGACCGCCACTTACGTGGAGAAGTTCCCCATACGTGCTGGATATTGTCTGTCCAGTAAGGTTAGTTGGCATGTCTACTTCCCACCCTGTACATAATTCTGTAGGCCAAACCACATGGCGGATACAAGTCCTACCGTGAGGACACCTATGAATGCTAGGAAGCTATGATCGGCTGCCCTACGCATCCGTCTACCAAAGCGAAGATCCTCACGGAAAGACTCTACAGACTCGGGTTTGTCAATATCCACACCCAGTATAGCAAAAACTTTCTTGACTGCACACGATACCGCCTCTTCGATCTCAGCGTGCTCGATTGCCCGCTCTCGCCTGCGCTCTTCGCCTTCGTACGACATTATCGGTGCCTTAGTTAGGTAAGTGGCTCAGAAATCAGGGAAAGCGGCGGAGGGTACGGTATATGTACCAGCGTATCTCCCAACGCCTTTGGTAATACGGATATCGTCGATTATCGCGCCCGAGTTATAAGGATACCCAGAGTTACCATAACCACAAATGGCAAGCTGGCCGGGAACATCCTGCACAGCCTCAGACATTGTATTTGTTGCTTCCACCGCGCCGTTAAGGAAAAGGCGCACCGTATTTCCAACACGGGTAGCGGCTATGTGGTGCCATGTGTCACTGCTGAGCGTGGTTGTTCCGGTCATATCATAAGGTGTTTGCGAAGCACCAATAATAGACACGTAGGGTTTTGGAATGGATGACACCTGTGCGTAACCCAAGCCCCACGCAGAGTTTGCGACTGAAAGCGAGCCATTAGACTGCCCCATAAAAAACTGGGTGAACCCCTGTGCAAAGCCCCCGCTAAATGATGCGTAGTAGGCCCAGCACTCTATTGTCCAGTCACCGGAACCAAAGGCCCACAGAGCAGAGTCTGCGTACAACGCAACAGAGCTACCAACCCCGCTGATAGAGTTAGTACCCCATTTTATCGGGGATTGGTAGTTTAATGACCCACCAGTGATAGATGTCGGAGACAGATTATTTGGGCCGCTGTCGATAAGATTTCCCGTTGTAACTGCGCCTGATCCATTTACGTGCAAAAGCAGCGCAACATTGGCGTAGTACGGGTCACCTGTAGACCCCCGATACGGAATATAAATTGTGCCCATTAGGCGCGTGTCCCGCTCAGGATGACCTTCAGCCCTTTTGCCGTGCCGTCGCCAACTTGATCGATGTCGATAGTGATCTCAGCGTTTGCTGCCAGAGTGCTATCACTGATTACCGCAGGCGTGGCTGCCGTTGTGCTGGTCTTCTCGGTATTGTCGATGGTGAGTTTGGTTGAAAGGACTGAAGTGCCGCCGTCATTGATGTCTACTGTGAAGATAGATCCTGATGATTGCGCTGTAGAAAGACTCGCTCGCACCTGATCCAGCGTCATGGTGTACGGCATACGGAACGTGACTTTGGCCGTGCCAGTGGTCAGTGCCGTAGTCTCGTCAGAACAGGCAATGATGATGTCTTCAGGACTATCTCCCGCCGCAACTACTCTAGCTGCTAGCTGATCTAGGGCATCATCTACCTGACCGGGATCAACACCGTCTGTCCAATTTGCAAGCGTGGATGGGGTATACGTAACATCTGCTGAAGCTACTGTACCGCCGCCTCCACCTCCTTCCCCAACAATGCTACCCGCAGTCACACGGAGTTCGATACGGCTGTTTGCTGGGAACGGAAGCGCTAATGTACCCTGCTGGGCACGATCAAATGTAAGTAGATCACCTGTCCTAGCAGTGACCTTTATGATCTCGTAGTTACCTACTACGTCTACAAGAGTCGCGTAGAAGTAGTCCCCCGTTCCAAGAATAGGGAAGAGCGCACCCTTGCCAGTCTCGATAGTGGTGGACGTAGCTACGCTGGATACAGCGCCGGGTACAAGTGCATAGGCGTTGTTAGTCGCTAACTGAACCATGATTGTGTCCTACTACACGCCAAAAGAGGGGAACTTGACTCGCAGTGTCCCGCGAGCAGCCCCTATGTTTGCTCTTGCTCTGCGCTCTGTAAGCTGAAAGAGGAACTGCCGCGCATGGTAAGACGCCAGTTCTTTATCTGACCATGCAGCATTCGGGATTAGCAGAAGGTGCTGAAGTGCCCCGTGGATGATAGCGTCCTCAAGCTCATCGAAGAGTCCATCGTCCATGCCCTCTGCGATCCGCGTAGGCTTCAGTGCTACGAACATACGCATCTGATACGTAGCATCGTCAGGCAGCGGAAGAACGATGTAGCGATTCGGAGTCAACTGACACAGCGATCTGGGCTGTGTGCCGTCCGCAATAATCGACTCTGGGAGAACATAGTCCTCACCCGGATTAAACTGCGACGCATTGAACTGGGCGGTGTTGTACGGAGTTGGGGGAGTCAGGCTCCAAACAGTTTCGAGTGATTCGCCGCTGTAGAGATCAACCCACTTGGGGTACTTCTCTATTGCCTGCTCAAGCGTCAGGATCTCCAGTGGTGTGTCGTTGAGCAGCGCAGAGAACACAGCATGACACTGCGTATCGACAGGAACCGCGTACGGATACTCATGCACACCGGGAAGCAGGTTGTAGAGCGGGATCTGGTAGCGCCAAGCTAGCGTGCGCTCACATACCCGTATGGCAGTATCCCGAATGTACTGGATGAGCGTAGGCGTGGGGCATCCAGCAACAACCGGACTGACCTTCGGTATAAGCGAGGCAAAGGTGCGCATCACCATCATACCACCCCATCAACGCGAGGATTAGCCATCCGCCCACCGTTGGCGTACGGAAGTCCGCCAGCCTCAAAGTCAGTAACTGCCCGCGACTGTAACCCGACTCCCAGTGCTTGTACAAACGAGTCTAGGAAAAGTTTCGCCCTTCCGCTAGATACATGCTCGTCGTCTACAGACTCAACCAAGAAAACGGTTCCATCGATGATTACTGGGAGGTAAGAGTCATCTGGAGCCGAGATCGTGTCGCCAATTGCATACACTGGCGGTGTCTGAATGTATTCAGCAGAAAGAGTTATACCGGCAATTGGTGCGGGGTAGAGAAAGTACTTGTTGGCGTTGCGCACGTGGCGCATGAAGTTTACAGGTATGCCAGATAGATCAATCCCACCGATACGCCACTCGGGATAAGATTGGTCCATTACATCTCTGGATACTTCAGTTATCGCGTTTCCGTCAACTACCGCAAATACCTCTACGAGTCGCACCGAGTCAGCAGGGCAGTCCTGTATCACAGTGTACGGAGTTGTAGTGAACGAGGTCATAACCGAGAACAAGTCTGGCCGAAGTACAGCCATACGGCGCAGAGTCTGGTTAACGAACCCCAGCAGGACGGTATCACTATAGCGGTATGGCACCCGAGTATCGTTCACCATACGGCGAACTTCAGTGACAACATCCTGCGGAGTCATTACGGCAGCCCTCTAGCAGCTTCAGCAGCCAGTTCCGGCATGGTGGTATCCGGCTCAGAAGGGAGTTCCGTGGTCATATCGAGCGTGCTCTTACGCTTGATACGAGCCTTCTTAACTTCTTCTACAACCTCAGGCTTCACGAAGCGCTCGGGGAACGCTTGCTCCTCCGTGACTTCCTCGCACATAGGGTTAGCGGCAAGGATTTCATGCCACTCGTAGATGAAGCCATCTTTTTTGTTGCGAAGGTATCGCATGAACAATTATGCCTCTCGGATTGCTTCTCCGTGAAGGTCAGGGGGCCGAAGCCCCCATCCCATTAGGACGCCATGATGATCCAGTTCGTGCCGTTGCTAACCAGCATAGCCCAAACACCCGCAGTTCCAGCGAGAATCGCCGTACCGGGGGTAGCCGAGTTAGCAGGTTGGACGTTGGACGAAGCAGATACAACAGTCTGGGCAGCAATGGTCTTGATAACAAGAACCCGGCCTACGTTAGACGCAGGTGCCGGAAGCGTTACCGTAATCGACCCAGCACCGTTACAGACGATGTGGCTCTCGGTCGCAGCGACCGTGAAGCTAGCCGTCTTAGTAACTGGCGAGTTGCCGCTAACCGTCACCCTGTTAGCGTTAATCACGCCACTGTTGATGGTTACGTTATCAAGCGCAATACCAGTGTAAAGGCCCATAGAAAGTCTCCAAAAAAGCGGGGGCTTTCGCCCCCACTATTTACAGGTTGGCGTTGATGTTCAGAACCAGCGCCGTTACGACAAGAACCGCGTTAGTCGGAGCCGCCGTGTTGATGAGAACATCCAGCGTGTCCGCTGCGGTGAACACAGTGGGGTTCGCCAAGTTGGTTGCAGTGAAGCCAGTTGCGTTGGATGCTGCGGTAGCAGCATACGCCGCCGTTGCGCCACCATAACCGAGGCTGAACGTAGCGGTGGTGTTGACCGTCTCTGCAGACGTAACGTGTACACCAGCGGAAATCACAATGCTGCCAGCGGGCAGCGGCAGGACTTCCATAACGTCAGAAGCAGCCAGAGCGGTGGCACCAGCAGCAGCGCGAGCAGCAACGATCTTGGCGAAGTCGAGCCTCACCTGATAGCGCGTTACGGGCTGCGGCTCATATACGTGAGCAGCGGTGCCTTTGATAAAACCAAGCGTGTCGGTGTAAGTAGCCATTGTTCAGAGTCTCCCTGAAACGAGTGTTGGGGGGCTATTCGCCCCCCAGTGGATTAGAAGCTGATGACGGCTTGAGTCAGGGCTTCGGGCTTGACAACCTTGTAGCCATACACCTGAAGACCACGGATGATGTTTCCGAAGGTTACTTCAGAGCGCAGCGTCTCCATGTTCGTCATCTGCGAGGCGAACGTGAAGCCCATCTTGTGTCCAGCGATCAGGCTGTACTTACCAGACGAGACGTTCAGGTTGTGGCTCACATATACCGTGAAGCGGTCGATCATACCGAGGCGACCGTTACGGACGATGGAGGTGGCGTCGCCTACCAGCGAAGCGTCCTTCAGTTCCGACTTCTTGATGAGACCAGCCATCTTTGCAGGGATGACGATGTAGCGCCCCTGCTCAGGGGCGTTTGCCTCATCTAGAACGGTGCCCATGTCAACGATCAGGTCAACAACCGGGGTGGTGCCGCCAGCGCCGTCCTTGGTGACGGTGAGGGGCGAGCCGGTGGTGCCGAGGTTGAACGAGGCCGAGATACGGCCAGCCGATGCACCCTTGTTGGCAGCCGCGATATCGGGCAGAAGATCGGTCAGAACGCGGGTGTCGATCTTGATCTTCATACGCTCGGAAGCGTCCTTCGACCAAGTATCCATCAGCGCGATATCCGACTGTACTTTGTCGATATCATCTTCGATACAGGCGAAGTACTCGCCCTTGTCGATGAGAAGCTGCAGCTTCGGCTTGTCGGGATTCTCTACGGTCAGAGCTTGGCCCTTCACGTAGTCACGGATGGTGATCTCAGGGGTGGTACGGATGTTAACCGTGTCACCGAACTGACGAATCTCACCTTCGTAGTCAGTGTTGGAGATTGCAGCGAGAACCGTCGCGTCGTAGAAGTTCTCGATGAGTTTGCCAGACCAAATCTCGGGGATGAAGTTACCCGAATAGGCGGCGGAACCGGGGGAAGTGGGGTATGCCATGTCAAAACACCTCTAATCAAGCATTGAGTTGGATGCGATTCTCTCGTTGTGCCGAGAAAATATCGCGTTCGATACGGTCGCGCTCCGGTTCCCGACCTTTGTACTTACCAGTGCGGACATCCTCGAAAAATTTCCTGATGTCTTCTGGGGTATAGGTCTTGCTCTTGCTGGATTGCGGGGCTGCAGCAGAACGTGATTTGCCGGGTGATACCTGCTTTTCCAACTCAGAGCTAACCGAAACTCGACCTGTGGATTGAGCAACAGCGGCTTGTCCAGTCATCTCAAGCCAAGTGCGGAAGAAGTTAGCTACCCTGCCTGCGTCCAAAGAACGCTGGGCGTCATCAAGGTACGTCTGACGGGCAATGCCGGTGAGGGGGTCGATGTCCAACAGCCAAGACTGGAAGTCCTGATTGTCGTTTACGTCCCGCCAGTTGGGCACATACGCCGTCAACTCGCTCCAGAACTGTTGTTCAGCCGACACAGCCTGTTGTTTTGCTACAGCTTGAACCTGCGGCACCACGCTAGTCTGCATCTGCTGCAGCATCTGTTCGATCTTGCCAAGGCGTTGGGCTACGGGAATAAGTTCCTCGCGGCTAACCTTGCGCATGATGTCAATCGACTCACCGTACTCCTCTTGATCCTGCTGCGTAACGAGTGTTTCGCGTACTACAGGTTGTTCGGAGGCGGATTTCTGAGCCGAGAGAGATGCAAGCAACTGCTCCATCTGCTGTACTCGCTGCTGCATCTCCTTGTTCTGCGAATGCAGACGGGGGACTTCAGCGTTGTACATACCTTGAAGAGTCCTGTATTTCTGCAGGATAGTCTCTTCCGATACTCTTTCGTCAGCGGGCTTATGCTCACTCGCCACTGACGGACCAGCAGTCTGCGCATCAGAACTCTCGTCGGCTTGCATAGACTCAGCAGAAGATCCAGCGTCGGCTTGCGCCTCGCCACCCTCTTCTGAGTTGAGTTGCTTGTACAACTCTTGTACAGCCTCGGTCTGCTTACGAATCTGCTCTGGAAGTGCCACGTTGTACGCTCCTATCGGTATGCGTGATTAGACGGCGAGTTCATAACTTTGCCGCCAAGGAAGGGGCATCTTTGGCAAACTTGTAAAGTTCACCCAGTACCTGACAGCGCCCCTGAAAGACTGTCGGGTTTACTATCGCGTGAGGAAGCTGCTCAAGTTCGTGCATCCGCCAATTCGTTACCCACTCCAAGAATTCGGGGTGCGTACGAACGATGGCTGCCATCGTCTTGATAAGGCTTGGCTCAGGCTTAATCATGCAGCCTGCCCGCTACTGCGATTCTGCACTGTGTTGGCTTCCATCCCACCTTTGGGAGCGCCGTCAGGGCCGGTAGGCGTAGCCGATTCTGGGTTCTGCGATTGCTGCATAGCAGCCGCAGACGCCATATTGGCCTGCATACGAGCCTGATAATCAGCCTTCTCCCGAGATGGAACGATGTCATCCACAGGCATCTGCAATCCTTTAGCCACTTCCCGAAGGATCGCCGCACGGCCATCCTTCCCAATAATCTCAACGTCAATGGGGTTAGCCGTGGCGTTGAGGAATTCGATTCTACGGACGTTCACAGTCTCCTTGACTGCAAGGTTGATCGCACCTTTGGCAAGTATCTCGACATCGCCCTTAATGCTCTCATCCTCGTCGTAGCGCATATTATACACAAACTGTCTGTGTACAACAGGTTTTACAACGTCGGTATCGATGTGCATAACAACTTGGCGAATCCCCTTGCCTGCCGCACCCATAAGCATCGACAAGCCAGAGGACGTACGTCCAGCGCCCTGTACGTTCAGGTCGCCGTATACATACGCAGGAATGCCTGAGTGGTCATCCGCGAGACGACTGAACTTCTCGTATACCGCCATAAGCTCGTTGGCCCGCGTATCGGGCTGAGTGAAGCGTACAGCGGGGGCGCTGGACCCGACAGGATCATTCACTGTCTGCCAGATTTTCCAAGGAGTAAGTTGAGTGATGTCTTCGTTGGGCGGTAACCGCTCCAGATTCACTTCTACCTGAGGACCGGAGGAGATCCCCATGTTGTTCACAAGCGCACGTGCTGCAGCGTTACACACGCTCTGCAGGTCTTCGATGATCTTGGGAATGCCTTTGCCCCAGAACGCACCGGGGCACTTGATGAACGAGGTCTTGCAGTAAGGCTTCTGGCCCAGCGGATCGTAGTTGAGCACTGCCTTGATAACGTAGTTACCAACTACCCAGACGTTCGCGTCGTACTCACGCGCCTCATCAGGAACGTCTTCTTTGGACATGCCCCACTCAACGAGCATCTTGCCGCTGATCTTGCCCCAGAACTCAAGCGCGTCGAACTCTTCAGTCGGACGCATGTAGGAGTAGAACTTGCGCTCCTGCTCGTTCTTGGAAAGCTCGATGTCCTCAGAGATCCACGACTGACCGTTACCGATCTCAAGGACTTTGCGGATAGCGTCCTCGTCGTAGCCCGGCACACCGATCAGATCCGACAACTCCATACGCGACAGGCGGTGATGCTCGAAAAGATACCCCTCGTGGACGTGGGTAATGCCCGGCTCAGGGTAGATGCGGAAGGGATCAACCCGCTCAAACTCCGGTGCAAGCCGCTCAATCGGCTCGACCATAGTCTGCCCGGCCTCGTTGACTTTCCACCCCAGCGCACGCTGACGGCGAACTATCGGCCCCTTGAGAACTGCTACGGGGTAGGTAACGAGATCCGTGATGAAGTCATTAAACGCATCACCCCAGCCGCCCTGAGCGAACTGGTCCTGAATCTTGAGACTCATCTTGTCTGCGCGGTTCTGCGCACCCTGCAGGATCTTGAAGCGGTAGTCCTGCGCGATCATCTCACGCAGCGTCTCCATCTCTCCCTTAGACGGCGCAGCCCCGGTTTGCTGGACGATATCCAGCACACGCTCAGCAAACGCCCCCTGAATCTCCTGAGTCTGCACAGGAGAGAGATCCGGTATGGGGGTAGCGGCCAAGTCCCACGGAGGGGCACCAGAGTCCAGCAGGATGTCTCGCAGCCAACTCTCGGCAGCCCGACACTTGACCTCGGTGATCATCATGTAGAGTTCAGATCCGCCCTGATCGCGGATCTGCTTGAGCTTGTCAGCCTCGTACTCGCCGTTGCGCTGGCGCATGGCGCGGAGCATCTCGTACTCAAGCGGACGCTTGGCAATCTGCGCGGCGTCCCAACACTCACGAAGATGTCCAACAATCCCAAGGATTACGGGCTGGTTCTGACGATCCTGCAATGCGCGGTCAGTAGCTTCCTGCTCCTGCTTGGCAAGATCAGCGTTGTTAACTACGCGAAGGAACGTCAGTCCAGCCATAACTACCTCACTGCTGCCCTTCGCGGCGGCTTCTCTCGTAGTTCGCAGCACCGCGATCCATGTTCCGGTTCATCTCGTCGTACCTGCGTTCACGTGCAGCTTGCTCTGCAGCCTGCTGGCGATCATACGCATCCAGAGCTTTGCGCTCTGCAGGAGTGAAGTTGTCGGGCATGGGAGTGGCAGAGTTCTGGATGATGTCGCGCTTACGCATCGCTGACGCAAGCTCAGGACTAGGCCCGCGAGTAGAACCTGCGGGCACGGTAACCATGCCGCCGTCCTTGTATTTCGGGATCATTTTCCCACCTCCCCCGCCGCCACAGTTACCAGCCATACCGGCCTCCAAATGTAAAGTCTGGACTGAACATAGCAAAAAAATGCCCCCGGAGCAAGCTCAACGGGGGCGAACGTCCCTTGCGGAGGTGACATCACTGCTAAGGAGGCACAGTGACGGTGCCACAGTATCAAGTCCACCCGCCTGCCGCAACCTTTTTAACCTCTCTGCGCAGCGCCATATGGCCCTCGCCGCCACCAGATATGTGTAGCATAAGATATTGCAGAGCTTCTGCAACGTGCGAGTGACGATTTTTGTCAATAACTGCATCCCCTCGGGGTTTGTAGCGGTAGCCCCCCATCATGGCAGCCTTAAGCTGAGTGCAGCCGGGGTCCATCACGAACCCCGGATCACCGTCAACTTGACGCATGAGGAACTCATCGACCGCGTTGATGCGTGCCGACACGTTGTTAGTCTTGGCCGCTATGACCTTAAGCCCCTCGGCTTTAATGATGTCGATGGCACTGCGCTCATCAGTCTGCGCTCTCTGCGTCCCCGCCGGGTCAGTGACCACAAGGATGGGCGCTCCCGAGAATCTTTCATAGAGCAAGGGCTTAAGTATCGTGCGTGTAAAGCGCTGGATGCCCATGTCGAAGCTGACAGCCTCGGCAAGTATGAGCGCCCGACCCCTAGGATCTTGCTGTCCTATCACTGCTGCAGGCGTCAAGCCTAAGTCCATCCCCACGATAACGGGCCGTATCCCGTTGACGATGTGCCGTAGCTGTACTTTAGCCATGTGGTAATCCGGCCTGAAGTACTTGTACACCGGCATACCTGCACTGGAGAGTCCATACTCCCCGTCGATGTAAACCCGGATGTACTCCTCGCTGCGACCCTGCGTGTCGTAGTATCCCTCGGGCAGGTTCTCAATGTTCTCAGCAAGCTGGCTCCTACCGCTTGGCTGCTTGAAAACACTCCAACCGTTGTTGTTGAACGACACCCCATCGCTGGGATCAAGCTGCTCAAGCTGGTAGTACCACCAAGTGTCCATCGTCGGAGGGTTAGTGTCCCCCCACATGCCAAACCATGTGGGTCCACCGTCTTTCTTGGACGGAAACCGCCCGATCCGCTTAGACATGGCGTCCACGATGTCGGGGTGAATGTCCCTACACTCGTTGAACCACGCGCCTGTAAGCTCCAATGAGTTCAGGTTAGCCACATCGTCCGCGTCATCCAATGCGCGGAACATGATTTCCGCCTCGACATCCCCCAGTTTGAACAAATAGGTCTTGGTTGTGCGCATGAACTGCCCACACGGCCCCGGCGGGAACCAATCAAGGAAGGTTTTGATGGTGGTATCCTGCAACTGGCGTGCAGTCTCACGCACAACCGCCCATCTGGAGCGACGTATGCCGTTTTGCCCCGGCTGCTGGGCACTCGCCCTGCGTATGATCTCAAAACTGCAGGTAACGGACTTGCCAGAGCCTACTGGCCCCATCAAAACGCGCATCTTGGCGTTGTCGGCCATGAATTTGCGCCCCGTAGGGGGTGGGGTGTAGTTAATCTCAAGGGCCATCAGGCAGATTCCACCAGCATGACGATAAATTCAGGCGATTTGCGGCGTCGGGTGACGATCTTGGTCCGGTAGGACACCTGTTTGCGCTTGAGTAGCGCCTGAACTGCCACTAACTGGGTTGTTGTGGCTAACTTTACCGCCGGAAACCCGTCGTATGTGGTGTCAAACATACTCTTCAGCGTTGTCCGCGTCGAATTCTTCTTGGTACGACAGCAGATCCTGCTCAACCTCGGCCTGAATTACACGTGCATCGTCGGGTGAACTGCCAAGATTGATCGTAATCTTGACCCCGCCACCGCCTTCACCTGCCCCTACGCCATCTTTAGGCTCTAGTCCTGCCCACTTGACCGTGCTTTTGATGAGGTCAGCCTTCACGGCGGGGCTTACGCCGGGGTCATGGATGAGTAGCCACGAGGTTGTTAGCAACTCTTCGGCCTGCGCACGCGCCTTGAGGCGGAACGTCATGCCCTTATCACGGATCTCCGTGCGATAAGTCTCCACCTTCTTGTGGAAGATGGGGTCTTTGTTGAACTCAAGGATGTCGCTGGCGGCTATGGAGTGACGCGAGATCACTTCCTGCAGCGTCTCGCCACTCCCCTCAAGGGTAAGTGCGACATCGAAGGCCAGTCGGTCTGACCACTTGGTGTGCTTGATGGG